TCATTAGAACTTGCACAGGACTTAAAAGCAATCCATGGTCTTGATGCAGAAACAGAATTGTCAAACATTCTTTCTACTGAAATTCTTGCTGAGATTAACCGTGAAGTTATCCGTACCATTTACAACACTGCCGTTGGTGGTGCTCAGTATGGTGTGACAACTGCTGGTACATTCGACTTAGACACCGACTCTAACGGTCGTTGGTCTGTTGAGCGTTTCAAAGGTTTGATTTTCCAAATCGAGCGTGATGCAAACATTATTGCTAAGCAGACTCGCCGTGGAAAAGGTAACGTATTAATCGTTTCTTCTGACGTTGCTTCAGCAATGGCTATGGCTGGTGTTCTTCAGTATACACCTGCTCTCCAAGCTGACTTACAAGTAGATGATACAGGTAATACATTTGCTGGTATGTTACATGGTCGTATTAAAGTGTTCATCGACCCATACTTTGGTGGCTACACAAGCAACCAAGAATTGGTAACCGTTGGATACAAAGGTTCGAGCCCATACGATGCTGGTTTGTTCTATTGCCCATACGTTCCATTACAAATGGTTCGTGCAGTTGACCAATTTACATTCCAACCAAAGATTGGTTTCAAAACTCGTTACGGCATGGTTGCTAACCCATTTGCACAAGGCTTAACAGCTGGCGGCAATGCGTTAACTTCACGTTCAAACGTTTACTATCGTTTGTTCGCTGTAAAGAACTTGATGTAATCAAAAAGTCACCATAGAGTGAATTTGAAAGGACTCCTTCGGGAGTCCTTTTTTTTGGCTATATAAATAACTATATGACATCACTTACTAGAACCCCCGAAAATACTAATCTATTACAACCTACAAAGTTTATTCTAACCTTTGATAGGATCAAAACGGTACAGTATTTCTGCCAGTCAGCCAACATACCCGGAATCAATCTAGGACAGGCCCCAATCAGCACTCCAATGCTGGACGTATTCGCACCTGGTAACAAGATCACCTACAACCCGTTTGCCATTCGTTTCTTGGTTGATGAGAAGTTAAACTCATGGCAAGAATTACACAGTTGGTTCATGTCCATTGCATCACCAGTCAGTTACGAAGAAAGAAAACGTTTAACCGCTGCACAAAACCAATTTGCCACATCTAAATTGGTCAACTATTCAGATGCCACTTTAACGGTTTTATCTTCTTTGAATAACCCAATTTTACGGGTGCAGTTTATCAATTTATTCCCAATCACATTATCTGATGTTATGTTTGATTCTTCACAATCAGCAGATGATGTCATGTCCGGCGATGCCGTTTTTATGTTTGATTACTTTAAATTTTTACCACTTACTTGACCTTTTGCTTGACTTTTATCATAGGCTGTGTTAGTATAAAGGTTTGATGTTAACTTTTTGAATTTATTATGGAAAATCTAGAACAAGTATTAAAGCTATGGGAACGAGATTCTGACATTGATCAGACCGAACCCGGTAAAGAGTTACTGAAGATACCCAAACTTCACGTCCAATATCTTTCCATTCTCACTAAGCACAAGATTGCCTCAAAGAAGGCACATTTCGATTATCTCCGTATGCGTAAGTTACGGTTGGATTATTATGCTGGAAGATTAAGTCAAGAAGAACTATTGGAGTATGGATGGGAACCTTTTCAGTTTGTTCTCAAAACGGACATCAATGCTTACCTTGAGGCTGATATTAACCTTATTAAACTTCTAGAAAAGAAAGTATACCATGAAGAAGTGGTGTCCGTTATCGAATCTATTATGAGTGAGTTGAAACAAAGAACTTGGCAGTTGAGAGATTTCATTTCATGGGAGAAATTTATTGGCGGACAATGATATAATAATCTCCAAAAAGAATGAGGTATATTCGAAAATAACTTGTGAAAAACATATAGCACAAGAAATTTCGGAGTTTTTCACATTCTATGTTCCTGGTTACCAATTTGTTCCTGCTTTCCGTAATAGAATTTGGGATGGCAAGATAAGGTTGTTTAACTTACAGAGTTCATTGTTGTATCGAGGACTAACATATTACATTGAGCAGTTTGCTGAATCAAGGGGTTACACTTTTGAATATCAAGATGGACTGGATACAGAAGATGAATACTCCAGATACCATGCCGAAAAGTTTATTTCAGAATTAAATATTCATGCTCGTGGTGATCCTATCGAAGTGAGAGATCATCAAATCAATGCTTACATACACGCTATGCAAAAACGCCGAGCGTTACTGGTATCACCCACCGCATCCGGCAAATCTCTTATCATCTATCTTATTTTTCAACAGTTATACAAATACCAAAAATTAAAAGGCCTTGTTATTGTTCCAACCACTTCTTTGGTTGAACAACTGTATTCCGATTTTGCAGATTATAATAACGACTCCATGGAACCACAACTCCATAGAATTTATCAAGGAAAAGAAAAAGAATCTGATAAACCATTAATTATATCCACATGGCAATCTCTATATAAAATGCCTAAAGAATATTTTGAACAGTTTGATTATATCATTGGTGACGAAGCTCACCTATTCAAAGCACAATCTCTTACATCTATTCTCACCTCATGTATCAATGCCAAATACCGATTTGGTTTAACAGGTACACTCGATGGCACTAAAACACATAAGTTGGTATTAGAAGGTCTATTTGGTCCTGTTAAAAAGGTAATCTCCACTAAAGAACTTATTGATAAAGATCAACTATCTAAGTTTGAAATTAAATGCCTCGTTTTAAAACATACCGATGAGATTAGTAAACTTATGAAAGGCAAAACATATGCTGAAGAAATTGACTATCTGATTTCAAATGAAGCAAGAAATAAATTCATTAAAAATCTGGCGGTTAGCCTTGGAACTAATACGTTGGTTTTGTTCCAAATGGTTGACAAACATGGTAGAATCCTGTATGATATGATAAAGGATACAAAGAATATTGGCGATAGAAAAGTGTTCTTTGTTTATGGTGGTACTGAAACTACCGACCGTGAAGAAATTAGAAAAATAATGGAGATTGAAAACGATGCAATTGTTGTGGCTTCTTTTGGTACCTTTTCTACTGGAATTAACATTAGGAATTTGCATAACATTATTTTTGCGATGCCAACTAAATCAACAATACGCACTTTGCAGAGCATTGGAAGAGGTCTACGACAAAATGATGGAAAAGAAATAGCCACCTTATATGATATATCAGATGACATGCGAGTTAATAAACACATGAATTTCACGTTAAAACATTTCGTGGAGAGGGTTCGCATATATAATGAGGAGAAGTTCCCATTTAAAATCTATAAGATAGGACTAAAGAATGGATAATATTAAAATAGTCAGATTGAGAAATGGTGAAGATATAGTAGGACAAGTTATGTTAAAAGATAATGGATCATATGATGTTATTGAACCTATGACGGTCGATGTAGAATATCGTGGTAGAGAAGCTGGACTAGTAATGCGTCATTGGTTACCGGTACAACTTGTTAAGAAAAACGAAATCGTTATCGATGATAAAGATATTCTGTGTTTGATGGAACCGGCAGATGACTTCATCGAATATTATGTTAATACTGTGGAAAAGATCCATGACTTGTTAAAAGCAAAGAATTTGATGGACGAATTAGATATGGATGAACTTGACGATATCATGGGTGCATTCGATGATTTAAAACAAGATGGAGATACATTACATTAATGGTATGCTTTATTACTTTCAACCAAGGACATACTCGACTATACACACTTGTCAAGCGTATGTCAACAACTAATTATGGTAAATATGATTACACCTACTCCCAAGCTTCCTAAGAAGCCGAAACAATATGTTAACAATGCCGACTTTTTACAAGCTTTGGTTGAGTATCAAGATAAACTGAAATTAGCAAAGAAAAATAAAACACAACTACCGGTAATTCCAAATTACATCGGTGAGTGTTTTATGAAGATTGCAGAAGGTCTTTCACATAAGCCCAACTTTATCAACTACACCTATCGTGATGAAATGATATCAGATGGCATCGAAAACTGTTTAATGTATTTTGGCAACTTTGATCCTACTAAGTCCAAAAATCCTTTTGCTTACTTCACTCAAATCATTTACTATGCCTTTCTACGAAGAATACAAAAAGAAAAAAAACAGACCTACGTTAAGTATAAAGCCACAGAGATGATTGGTATACTTGATGAGTTTGAAATGTTAGAGTTTGAAGATGGTACCACCAAACAGTTTGAACTCTATGATAATATAGGCGAGTTCATTGAAAATTATGAAACGGCTAAAGAAAACAAAAAAGTGGCAAAGAAGCCAAAAGGGATTGAAAAGTTCTTAGGTGAGTGATATAATAGTTAGATTATGAAAATTGCAATTATAACCGATCAGCACTTTGGTGCAAGAAATGACTCGACACATTTTTTAGATTTCTATGAGAAATTTTATCGAGATACATTCTTTCCAAACTTAGATAAAAATGGTATCACTACTGTCCTTATTCTTGGTGATACTTTTGACCGCAGGAAATACATAAACTTTTATTCCTTGAAACGAACCAAGGAAATGTTCTTTAATGAGTTAGCCAAAAGAAACATTAAAGTTTTCATGTTGGCTGGCAACCATGATACCTATTTTAAAAATACCAATGAAGTAAATTCGGTCGATTTGTTATTACAGGAGTATGATAACATTACGGTGATTGATACACCACAAACAATTCATTTAGATTATGGTGATGTTGGTTCGGATGTGTGTATGGTTCCTTGGATTTGTACTGAGAACTACGAACAATCTCTACAAGAAATTAAAAATACCTCAGCCTCACTTTGTATGGGGCATTTTGAAATTGCCGGTTTTGCTATGCATCGTGGCATGCCTTCATTAGATGGACTTGATCGTAGTCATTTCAGCCGATTTGATATGGTCTTTAGTGGACACTATCATCATAGATCAACACAAGATAATATCAGATATCTTGGAAACCCCTACGAACTAACCTGGCAAGATTACAATGATCCTCGTGGATTCCATTTGTTCGACCTGTCAACATATGATATTGAATTCATCGAGAACCCAAACATCATGTTTCATCGAATCACTTATGATGATAAAGAAAATAGCATTACCGAAATTACCAATAAAGATTTAAGCAAGTATACCGGAACTTATGTTAAGGTTGTGGTAGTCAACAAAACAAATCCATATCTGTTTGACAAGTTTATGAATAACATTTATGAGGTCAATCCACTCGATGTTACCATTGCCGAAGATTTTATGGACTTGACAGAAGGCGTAGATGATGATATGATATCACAAGCCGAAGATACAATCACAACTATTAACAAGTTTGTGGACGGTATTAAAGAAGAACATATTGATAATGAAAAGCTTA